AGAGTGTGAGTGTTGACAACGCTACGCCAGAAGAGTGGGACAAAGCTAGTAAGACAGTCTATGGCAAGCTGTACCATCCCAACGATCACTCACTGAAGAAACAAGTAGGCGGTGATCACTACAAGAAACTAAAGATACAACCAATAGAGTACGCTCTTGCTAATGATCTAGGTATATGCGAACACGCAGTCGTTAAGTATGTTTCTAGATGGAAGAACAAGAACGGAGTAGAAGACCTACGTAAAGCTATCCACTATATTGAGATGCTAATACAGCGAGAGATAAATGAAGATAGTTGAAGGAAACTTTGGCAGTAAAGACGGTGACAATTCTGTCAAGACATCTGAGTTTCTTGCTGTGTTATCAGCACGAAGCAAGGAGTATGAAGAGGAAGGAAGACCAATCAAGTGTGTTGTTGTCATGTACGAAGACGGTGCTGTGTTTGAAGTAACAGCTACCGAACAATACCCTGATGGTGTATACTTACTTCTTGGATTGGCTAAGGCCGCGATTGAAAACGAAACGCTAGGGATAACTTAGTAGTGCAAAGCCCCTGCGTTAAGCTATGTAAGCTGGTGAACAATGAGTGTATTGGCTGTCATAGAACAAAGGAAGAGATAACCAAGTGGACAACATTTACAGATGAACAAAGGAGCAACATAATTGGACGCATATCAACAATACATACACAAGAGCCGATACGCACGATACCTACCAGAAGAAAAGCGTAGGGAAACGTGGGAAGAAACAGTCAACCGATACGTTAACTACTGGGTTGATCGTGCTGACCTCAATGACTTTGAGGTGTCAGATATATTCAAAGCTATCCATGATCTAGATGTCATGCCGTCTATGCGAGCGTTGATGACTGCTGGTGAAGCATTGGATCGTGACAACGTAGCAGGGTTTAACTGTAGCTACCTACCTATCGACCACCCCAAAGCATTCGATGAGATGATGTACGTTCTCATGTGCGGTACTGGTGTGGGCTTCAGTGTTGAACGGCAGTACGTACAAAAGTTACCAGAAGTAGCGGAGACATTCCATGCAACCGACACAGTTATTAATGTGGCAGATTCGAAGATCGGATGGGCGAAATCGTTTAGGGAGTTGGTATCACTGCTGTATTCAGGTCAAATTCCCCAATGGGATACTAGCCGAGTTAGACCTGCAGGTTCCCCGCTCAGAGTTTTTGGCGGTAGAGCATCGGGTCCAGAGCCTTTGCTCGAACTGTTCCGATTCACAGTTGACCTCTTTCAAGCTGCGGCTGGCCGAAGACTTAGCTCCGTTGAATGCCACGATCTTTGCTGCAAGATTGCTCAAATCGTCGTCGTCGGAGGAGTCAGAAGGTCAGCACTCATCAGCCTCAGTAACCTCACAGACGACAGACTTCGACGGTGTAAGCACGGTCAGTGGTGGGTAGATAACCCCCAACGAGGATTAGCTAACAACTCTGCGTGTTACACAGAGAAGCCAGACTTTGAGGCATTTTTGAATGAGTGGACAAGCCTTTACGAATCCCGATCCGGAGAGCGAGGCGTCTTTTCTAGAGTGGCTAGTCAAAAGCAAGCTGCAAGAAACGAGCGACGAGATGCTACTTACGATTTTGGAACTAATCCATGTAGTGAAATCATCCTCCGTCCCTATCAATTCTGCAATCTATCGGAGGTTGTTGTCCGGTCAACCGATACGCTCGCAGACCTCAAACGAAAAGTACGCATTGCGACTATCCTTGGAACTCTACAGGCTACCCTGACTGACTTCAGATACCTGCGAAACATCTGGAAAGTAAACACAGAAGACGAAGCACTGCTTGGTGTTAGTCTTACTGGTATCATGGATCATCCCATGCTGTCAGGACGAGGAGACAAGAATGAACTCAAGAAGTGGCTCAGAGCCATGCGAGCAGAAGCAGTTAAAACTAATGCAGAGTGGGCTGATAGGTTGGGCATTAACGTATCTACAGCCATTACTGCTGTTAAGCCTTCAGGCACTGTTAGTCAGTTGGTCGATTCTGCTTCTGGTATCCATCCTCGTTATTCTGCTCAATACATTCGACGTGTACGTGCAGATGCTCGCGACCCGCTTTGCACCGTCCTAGAGGCCGCTGGTGTCCCTGTAGAGGACGATGTGATGTCACCCAGTACACGGGTATTTAGCTTCCCTATCGCGTCTCCTGACGGCGCTGTGACAGCCTCAGAGATGGGTGCTATGGAGCAGTTAGAACTGTGGGAGATATATCAGGACGAGTGGTGCGAACACAAGCCGTCCATGACGTGCTACTACAGGGACGACGAGTTCTTGGAGGTAGGACAGTGGTTGTACAACAAGTTTGACAAGGTGTCAGGCATTAGCTTCTTGCCGTACTCAGACCACACGTACCAACAGGCACCGTACGAGCCGGTGGACAAGAAGACGTACAACCAGTTGGTGAAGGAGTTCCCGAAGGAAATATCGTGGGATATAGAAGAGGCCAGCGATATGACTGAAGGGTCACAACAACTGGCCTGTACTGGAAACAACTGCGAACTTTAAGTAGGCAGTTCTTCTATCTGATCTATACCACAGACTTTCTTGTTACCATCAACGGTGATAACTAGGGAGTCTGTGGTACTTAGTTTCTTTTTGGAACGTAGTGGCTTGATGTCCACCACAGATTTACTAGAAAGGTACAGGTAACAATCGTGAATAATCTTGAACGATGTACGTTGAGTTCCAAAGATTACCTCGTTGTTGCTGACCTGAGCCGTTTGAACTAAGTGGCTAGGTACAGTACCTGCACTGGCAGTTAGGGTCACTGATGCCAACAGTGCTAGAGCTATGTTTTTCATAGCTTCCTCCTTGGCGCTTCACAGCGCGTCACATAAAGAGGATAGAGTATCCTCCTTTTCTCTCTGATACGTCCTCTGGCTTGTCTTTAGGATCGTGGGACGTAGGTATTCCTTCCTTCTGCATTTGCTTGATGCGGTTCTTTGACTTCTCACACATAGAGTGATAGTCTATAGATGTATACGATACAGTGTGGTCTTTGTCTTTCATTGGTTAGTCCTTAGTAAAACTCTTCTTCTAAGAAAGGTTGGGCTACACGCATAAACGGCAACCATCGTATTCCTCGGCCCTCAAAGATTACTTCTTCTAAGTCATCTTCTCCGGTTACTAGACCCGTTAAGTCTTCAACAATGTCTATTGACCCTGAAACTGGTGCAGGCATAACGCTTAACAATAGAGGTATTGCATCTTTCTCTGCAAGTCTGCCAATGTTGTAAGTACTAAGAGTATTTACAGACGCTAAACTTAGAGCAAAATCTGCAGCGTACTTTTGCATGTGGTCCATTTCAAACGCTTCTCTCTTCATTATTGGCTGACGTAGTTCGTTTAACAGTACGTTACCACCACCAACAATAGTTAAGTAAGCAAGTGCGTTCTTCACAGCCTCTGCTTTTTTCTTGTTGTCTTTGTTTTTAACACCTTCTTTGTAAGTGTTGTACACCAAGTTCTCTATTTGTTGTAGTTGTTTTAAACCAAACGTGCGGAGCATGTACAAAATTCGACCGCGCGGATGATCTAAGTACCACTTAGGCATCTGGGCTAAATCAGAAGGCTGAATTCTAGCAAGCTCTGCAGCCGCAAGCTCCTTGACTCTTTGTGTTTTCTTGTTGGCTAACAAGTCACGCTTAAGTAGGCGCATTTCAGTAGGACCAAACAACCAAGAAAACTCAGCGTCCAAAGTACCGTCTATTATTTTTTGCTTTGCTCTGTTTACAGCAGCAGTTAACGAAACGTTCTTACCAGCCATGTCTGCCGCTTGAAAGCCAGACGCTTTGAACGTAATTTCAGACATGTCGTTAAATCTGCGGTTCCACTTAGTAGCACCTTCTCTTAAAAATTCTCCGGTTGCTTGCCTTGCTAAACCAACATCTGCAGTGTTAACTGTTTGTCCTCTTCTAGTTAAAAAAGAAACAACAGCATCAGCGGTGTTACTGGCTCCGTAGTTGACTACAGAATTACTGAGGTCGCCTAAGTTTAAAAACGCAGAGTACGGGTTTCCAATAGTTCCCACGTACCCCAGTTTTCTAGCGTTAGCTATCCAAGTGTCTGGGCCTTTACTTCCGTTAACAATCAAACTACTAAGGAGTTCATCAGCAACTTCTCTTGTCTGTTCTTGCGCGCCTTCTTTCTTTAGCGTTTCTTTTAGTTCTTGGAACGAATACCGACCTTCAGCTAACTCTTCTTGAATGTTACGTTCAGTAATTGTAGCTTTTTGTTTTAGTCTGTTGCTTGCGTTCTGAATACCAAAAGTACGGTGCATTTCGATTGTTGCCGCATCCCTAGTCATCTTATCTTTTAAAACAACAAGAGGGTTTTCGTATAGCTCTTTAGCTTCGGCGGCACTTAGATAACCACGGCTTCTCTCCTGTAAGTTTTCATCTGCAGATCGTTTAGAAAACGCACGACGCATACGAATACTAGGCTTTTCTGGCGTTAACGCACGAGAAGGCATGTACATATCATCTTCAGGCAAACCTCGCCACACGTACGTACGGTAGTCATTCTCCTGCGCGCGACGAATTTTCATCAACGCTTCGTATCCTTCAAAGCCTCGTTTACTGATACTTTCTTTAAACAACTCAAACTGTTGTTGTCTTACTTCTGGTGCTAGGTTAGAGTTAGAAAAGTTTGCAATAGTCTTTTTAAGTACACCCGTTGAATCGTTTTCTAATTCTCGGGCAAAAGCAATAACAGGTCTACTGTTAAACACTTCTTCAAAAGACTGTTGCTGCTGCGCCATTTTGGTAGCAAGTCTTTGCATGTTTCCACCAAAGGTGTCACCTACTCTTTCTCTAGCAACGTTAACAAGAGGACGCATTTTGTCCTCGTAAAAATTAATTACAAAATTCCTTTTCCTAGCAGCAATAGCTTCAGGAGTAAACCCTGTTTTGCCTGCGTTGAGTTTAACTCTGTTTCTAACGTCATCAATATTTTGACCACGGTAGTCTAGAGATGAACGTTTGCCACCTTTAGCCATTTCACTACGTATAATAGACCCTACGTTTACGCCTGTTTCTTCAGCAGCTTGTCGGTAAGCCAGTCCCAGCGCAGGACCAGACAGCATCTCACCTGTCGTGTTGTAGTGATTAAGAGCAATACGATCCATTACGGGCTGTACTTCGTTTATAACGTCTGTGGTTGCTGTCTCTCCGCGTCCTGTAGCCACTGCTCTAACACGTTGAGCTTCTTGTGTTGCAGCCTCTGTTAGTTCTTTTTGTACTTTTTCTATTCGACCAACAGAACGACCACCTATACCACCAAGACCACCAGCCAACAAAGAAATACCCATGACTAACGGGTTCTGAAAAGTTTCTGCAACAGCTTCTGCTCGTTGTTCTGCAGACCCTTCAGATTCCATGAAGCTGTAAGTACCCATTTCAGCACTTGTTAAACCACCTTGTCTAGCAAAACCACCAGCAAATGTTTTACCAACGCCTAATGTTTTTGCTAACATAGCAGACGGCATTACACCACCAGCAACACGCAGAGTTAAATCAAGTTGAGGGTTAGCTTCCGCAAAACTTTCCTCGTAGTTTCTGTACATATCCAGCGTTGCTTGATAAGGCACTCCTGTAATTTTAGAGTTAATGTACGAAGCTACTTCTTCGCCTACTACACCAGCAGTAAGACCTTCTGTTAAGGCCAGAGAAGCGCCAACTACATCGTCTGTAATACCCTCAAAGTTCCTGATGTCTTGGTCTACTTCAAGTTTAAACTTCAGTGCTTTGTCTAAAGTTTCTTGATCTAACTCTTTTTCTGCACGGTTAATTATGTCGGTTAGTTGCTTAGACTGCTCTACTTTTTTGTTGTACGCTTGGCGTTCTTCTGTTTCGGTTGAAACAATTTTTTCAGATAAGCCTTTTGTTTTTTCAGCAGGCGTCCCTAACTCTTCTGAAAGAGACAGAATAAATCCCTGTGCTTTGTCTGCAGTTTCTTGATCGCCTCGGTCTAAGGCATCTTGTTTTATCTGCAAGAGTTGCGTTAGTTTTTTGTAACTCATCGACTCATAGACTCAGTAATAAACGCATCCATTTCACTTTCTGACCCAGTTTTACCGTCAGGTGTACCGCCAGTATCTGTTACCTTTAGATCTGTCATTTCAAGAATCTTTGAACCTTTTTGGTACGCGGAGAGTAAACGAAATCCGTCTTCTACTTGGCCTGTTTTTTGTGCCTGTTGAGCAGCCTTTAATCCTAACTGTGCAGCCAGACTTTTTATCTGTGCTAGCTCGTCTTCTCTTCTAGGATTTAAATCGTTTTCTTCCATGATACGTTGTTCGGCTGCTTTAGAAAATATAGTTGCCATTTGTGCAGACGGAAGCTCACCAGCTGTAGATTTAGCAACCAACATTTTGACAACAGCCTCGTTTTTTGATTGATTACTTTTAATTGCATTAATTACTTCTATATCTGCGTCAGAAAAACCTAACTCTCTTAGTTTTGCTTCAGTATACGAAAAATTAGTTTTAAGTACGTTGTCTTTAGCCTCTGCTACGCGAGCGTTATTAAGTATTTGCTGATCCACAGCATTTTTCCATACATCTTCTTTACCGGGATTTTGAGCCAGCCACTGGTCTTTAGCTTCCTCGCCTCCTCTTGCGTAAGCTGCTGAAGCACTTCTGCTTAAACCCTCTAACGTTGCTTTGTCTCTGTTAGCTTGACGAATAACATCATTCTCAATATAGTCTTGGTATCTTTGTTTTGCAAAATCTCTGTTTATATCTCTTATTTCTGCATCAGCAAGCCATTCGTCAAACTTTGCCCTTTCTCTTTCAACAGCTTCCCTTGCATTTTTTTGTGATTCAAGAGTAGCTTCTAAACCTGCAGCAAAACCTTCAAGCTGTTGTTGTTGCGAGAAAGGTAAATTACGGGCAGCAGCCAGTAGCTCTTTTTCTAGAGCAGCTCGTCGAATAGAGATAGTACTTGGGTCTGCGTTAGGATCAGACATTAACTCTCTGAGTTCAGATTGAATACGAGTAACCTCTGTGACAGCTTCTTGATCTAAGGCTCCTTTGGAAGTTGCTCTTGCTTCAGAAACAGTACGAAGAATATCTTCAGGGTCTACACCTAGAGCCTGCATACTCCCTGAATATTCTTTTAACATTTCTTCGGTAACTTCACCAGCTTCAGCCATTTTTTGTAAAGCAATAGTACCGCCTAACATTCCTTTTTGCCTATCTTCCTCCTCCCGCTGCATACGCATAACGCCGGGAGTTTGACCTAACCCACGCGCAGCCTCGAACAAACCCTGCTGGTAAGTAGGCTGGAGCAACCCTTGTAAAAACGCCTGTGAAAATCTAGCCATGGGTCTTAGCCTCCTGTCAACAAATCACTAAGCAAGGAACTAACACCGCCTCCCTTAGTAGCTACTGGGGTAAACAAACCACCTAAAATACCTGAACCAAGGCTACCCAACAGGTTAGCCCGTGCTTGTTCTGCAATCAGTCTAGCTTCCAGACCAGTCATTTGAGTCTCACCGAACTGACCAGCACCGAACAACTGAGCCTGTTGCTGCAACTGTGGGAACAACTGAGCAGCTTGCTGTACGTTCAGCATCTGGGCTTGTGGTACGTAAGAGGCACCCAGCAACTGTGAACCCAAAGAGGCTTGTTGTGCTTGTTCTGCCTGTGCTTGCTGCATTGCCATCAGAGAAGCTCTGTTTCTAGCTTCTTCTTGAGCCTGTGCGAGAGCCAACTGTTCTGGCGTACCACCAAACATAGAAGTACGTACACCTAAACGGCCTTGGCTAGCTAGTCTTTCTTCTAAAGCAAGACGCTGACGTTCTTCTTCAGCGGTCTGTGTTGCGCGAATACGGTTAAATACTTCTTGTTCACGCTGTGCTGTAGGCGTCATGGCCTGTCCAAAGAACTGTTCAGCGCCACCGAAGAGTCCAGTCTGCAACGCCTGCTCTTCAGGAGACACTGCAAGCTCTGCGCCTGTCCCTGTAACAGCCCCTGTGGTTGGGTCTATCTGTGGTGTAACACCGAACCGGCCACCAGTAGCTGAAGTGACAGTAAACGGCCTGAACTGAGAAAGTTCTAGAGCCTGTTCAGCCATCTCCAACGCACCGGGAATACGCTGTCCGTCTACAGTAGTGCCTAAGACAGCTTGTTCGCCTATATCTTCAAGACGATCATAGGCTTCTTTAGTAAGAAGACCACCGCCTACGGCCCCGCCTATTCCTAAAAGTTGCTCTAAAAAATCGTTCATAGTGTTTTACCTATTAGTGCTAGTACATTCATTTCCTGTAGGGAGATAGCGTTTCCGTTTACTTCTGTTTGTAAACCCACAGAAACTACAGACCCGTAACCAGTAGTGTTTATTCCTTTACGACTAATCAAATCACCTAACGTAAACTCTACTTCTGTGTACTCTGATTCGCCGTAGAATCCCGGTGTTGAAGAACCTACTCTAAAACGTGACGTATTCGCTTGAACCGAAAAGTCGTACGTCCAACTAAGAACAATGTCAGCGTCATTTCCGCCAACAATCGTTGGTCTAATCTTTTTGAGTATCTTGATCTTAGAAGGATCGCCAAAGGTTAGGCCGGGACTTGTGTACCGGAAGACGTACGACGAGTTGTTGTCATCGTACCCACTGTACGTACCTATCCCGTCAACTGTGCCTATGTACACGTCACCGTTACGATCCCTAGCAAAGCTCTTGAAGTTGACACTAGGCCACTTGGTTACGCGGAACGATCCATTTTGTAACTGGCCCCTAAGATCAAAACAATAAACGAGGTTGCTATCTGGTAAACACAACAGGTAAAAATAGTTTTCAGGGCTGTACACAGAACTAGCGGGGCTAGTCTTAGCTGCCAGCTTTGAAATTAAATCTTGTTTTACGTTACGGCTCAGGTCTGTTATAGGTAACGATTTTTCTTGTATAGTACGCCCTAAACTTCTGAGTCCGTCGTCACTCAGGAACAACAAGTCAGTACCGATACTTTGTACTGTCTTACGATCTATGCACCCAACACCCGCTACGGTGTCTGAGAGGGCCATAGAAGCCGGTGTTTCAGGGTTGCTGTACACCAGTATGCTGTGTTCCCCAAAGATCACCAGAAAGCCGTTGTGGGCCGCTAGAGCTACTACCTTGTCAGCCCCCGCAGGCCATGCCTTAGATACGTCGATAGAACCACTAGAGCCGCCACTAAAGTCGTCACCGTCCAGCAAGTCAGACCAGTAGATAGTAGTGTCGTTAGTTGAGTTACCTACAACCCACAACCTACCAAACCCAGCTATCACTTCGTGAGAGTACTGGGCAGACGTTACAGACGATCCTGATACAGCAGTCATCTTGGTCACTGCACCTAGACTGTTGCTGTAAACTAACGGCTCGTAGCCACGCTGGAAGAAGTACGCATGATCGTTAAAGTTTACAATCTTCCAATCGTTAGCCGTAATGGTGTACGATGCTGGAGTAGCGTCAACCAGTGTGGTCGTACCTGTCATAATCTTGTTGTTGCCAGTGCTAAAGATTACTTCGTTACCAGCACTGTCGTAAAACTCGTGGATGTTATGTATGTAATCAGTACCTAAGACAGTCTTGGTCGTGGTAACAACGTCGTTGCCTTTGCGTGACGCTAGCCGACCCTGACGATCAATAATCGCGTTGTCTGCGATCTCAGCAAAAGACGTGTCCTGTGCAATAGGGGAGTCTTCTGTGTTGATTCCTTGAAACGCAGGAGCAACTAGGTTAATACTTTGAAGCTGTTGTGCCATAGTAATTCCTACGGTGTATAGAAGATTGTTTCTTCAGGGTGCTTCTGTGCGTCTAAAGCAATAGCGTCAGACAGGTGTTTGTCAGCAATAGCAAAGTACTCCGGTGTAGATGTACCACCAGTTTCGCCACGCTCTCGGGCCAACAGAGCAATCGCCATGTGAATCACAGGGCTGCTAGGTATAGCCAGTGTATCTGAGTCAGCACTAAGAGGTACGTTACGAAGAACCATCTTTGCTTTTAGTGAGTACACTCCGTCAGGCTTAGGGTACACGTCAATCTGAGTGTCACCGCTACCGTCTACACCGTTGTACGTAAAGTACTCAGGCGCGCCAGAGGCAGGAGTCTGTACAAAAAACTTGTCGTCAAACCAGTTTTGAGTTTGGTACTGCATTGTCAGGTTAGAGGTATCGTTGATAAGGTTTAGTACCTTGCCTTCGTTACCGCTACCTGTCAGTGAGTACGTGTAGTCGTCAGCAGCCGTAGTAATCGTAAGCGTTGTACGTAACGCTGACCAATCCCAAGCTGTTTCTACAAGCTCCTTTGCGTCGTTTACAAAGTCACCCACCATCTTGCTGTACGTGTTTTCAGAGACGTTAGTTACTTCGTCTTCTCGTAGCCGTCTGAGTACGTTGTTTACTAAGTTTAAGTAGGTCATGCTTTCATATTCCTAAAAAGTAATTGACCTAGAGCATCCATAGAAACACTAGGACTCATTAAACCAGAAGCTCGCACAGGCGTGGCAGGGGCCAACAAACCCGCAGCAAAGTTAGCCTGTGCTGTCGGACGTATAGCTAAAGGTACAGTAGGTGTGTAACTTAAACCCCTCAAAAAAGGAGATGCAGATGCTTGACCACCACCAACGGATCCACCACCCGTTGCAGCTTCTGGTTGTTCTGTACCGCCAATCTCTATTACTGGCTCATCGTCGTAGTTCAAACTATCGTCAATTACACTACCTACAATAACTTTGGTAGTATCAGTATCGTCAACTGTAGCCCCACCACCGGGGATAGTTGTTTTACAAGAAGAACTAAAAGAACTTTTTGAATAAGTTCCTCCTGCACCGTCGTGGTAGCTTGTTACTAACGTTCCACCAGTGTCGCCTCTTGTTTCACAGTAAGCACTGGCATACGTACCCCTAGCTGGGTAATCATCATCAGAATCGTTTAAATCTCCACCAACAAGTACAGTATCATCTGACTTTTTTGTATCAGTTACTTCTAAATTGCTTGTTACAGTACCCAAGAGAGAAGAAAAAACATCTGTAGAGTTTGGGTCTCCACCAACAGTAGTAGTGGTGTCATCGTCTAAAGTACTGTCTGCTCCAATGTCTACTACGTCATCTGTTTTTAAAGTATCTTGAACAGTTCCTAGTATTTGACTAAACCTATCTGTAGAATCTTCTTTGTCGTCAGTATCTGTGTCAGTACCGCCAACAACAGCAGTAGTGCCTATGTCTTTAGGCTCAATTAAACCTTTTGCAGTGTCGTAAATATCTGTGAGGACTGCACCACCTACAACGTTACCTAGTATCCCTTTGACCCATCCTTCAAAACCGCCCATAGTACCACCCCAAGGATCGTCTATGGTTCCATCAACAACACCTTTTACAGTACCCATAATCGTGGTGCCGATGTCTTTTAAAGTGCCTGTAGGATCCGTTAGTACCTTGTTTACAAAATCACCAACAGAACTAATGGCTCCTTCAACAGCTTCACCTGCGTTTTGTACTGCTTTTTCTATGTCTCCTAAAGTTACATCAATAATACCCGGAGGAAGAGGCACACCGGGAATAGCAAGAGGACCAAATACTTTCCATGTTCGCCAGTCTTTAAAAATTTCAATTTCAACACCAGCACCCATGTCTCTTTTTATCTGAGCCATAGGATCGTTTATCTTTGCTACTTCTTCAAGAACTTTAATTATATTGTCTTCAGTAATAAGTCCTTTAAGTTGGTCAGGAACTTTAGCCATAACAGTAGAAATAGCATCTTCGTCTGATATTGCACTAGCATCTTTACTAGTGTCTACTTCTTCGCCTACAACACCAGAGTAGTACTCTGACCATCCGGGCATTTCAGCAAGATCGCTAACGTCTACTGCTTTTAAATCTTCTTCTGTTGCGTTACCAACAGCATACTCACCAAGAACACGAAGCCACTCTGCCGCTTGAGTCTGTCGTTCTAATCTCCCATCATCTTCTGCTTGAGATTCTCTAAAAATTTCCATAAAGTCTAGAAAAAACTCACGCTGAATATCTGTGTTAATGAGCAGATCAGAAGGTATTTGACCGTAATCAACTTTTCCGGGTAAACCTACTCCGGGTGCTACAGTAACTGTGACGCCTCCTGTAGTGCTGGTATTATCGCCGCCTGTTCTAAACATACCTACAGCCATTCTACTTACCCTTCATCTGCATTAGCTTGTCAGCACCACGTATACCAAAGCTGGCCGTGACTGCTACGTAAAGCAAGTACTGGTAGTAATCAGGTAGTTTGTCTAGCTCAGTAAACGCCATACCTACCCGTTGCATAATACTCAAGTCATCCATAGCCACTCCGTAACACACAGCCAACAGGGGCATCGACAGTACCACAGTAAACCACTCGTCTTTCCACGAGGTTGTACTAGCAGCAGCCATCTCTTGTTCCCACGTAGCTGTGTTCTTGATGACTTCCATCTTAGCTACGTGTTTGGCTTGTGATTGCTCGTGTCGGTTGTTTAACCAGTTCTTAGCGAGTCCAGCGATAGGGCCTATGAGTGCAGTCCACATACCTTAGTCTTTGTCCTTGTTCCTAAAACTTTGGACTGTATCGGTTTCCCATATCCTGATGCCTACCCATACAATAGTAAACGTGGCAGATATAGGAGGAAGAATTGCACTGATAGTACCTAACATAGTTCCTACGCTCATTACGTCAACAATTTGTTTTGCGGACTCATCCATTACTCAACCCCTGTATAATACTTGCAGTAGTCCAGACAACTCCACCAGAAACTATTAGACCCGTAATGATTGCTGATACGTCTAACATACGTCTTTGTCTGCGTCTTTGTTTGTAGATTATGCGTTCACGTTTGGCTTTTATGTCCTTCCGCATCTGCATCATTTCTTTGTACGTCTCAACTCCGTATGCCCAAGTAATTAGTTCTCTTACTTGTTTTTCTTGCTCTTCTATTTTCTTCTTGGCTATAACAGCGTTGAGTGCTTGTTGTTCTACAGAATCACCAGCAAACATCTTTTTAAATAAAGGTGGGTTTTCTGCTTCTTTTTCAGCTTCTTTTATGTCAGAAACTAAGCCGTACCAGTGTCCTAACTTCTGAGCTACGTGTTCAATTTCAGCACCTTTAGATACAAGTATCTGTACGCCCTTGAACGTAGTAGACGCCATTGCTACCAAAGATACGGGGTCCATAGTTTACTCTGGCTTCGTAGGCCATGTGATAGTCTGTGGAAACCCTGACTGCCCCGGCACATCACGAAGAGCTTGGCGGTATGTTGCCCATTCTGTTGACAGTGTTAGATCGCTAGATGCTCGCCAGTCCGTATCAGCTAACAATCTATCTCTTTTGGCACGTTCTTTTTCTGCCT